CCATAGTATATCTAGCCGTGTTCAACGGACTACCAGTCGCCCAAGCTCCTCTTGTTGCAACGTCCCATTCTTCGGTTAAACCTACTGGAAATCCACCAATAGCTAAAGCTGCAGTATTTGTACCAGCTCCTTTATTGCCTCTTGCCGTATTTAAATCATTAACTTCAGTCCAACTTGTTCCATTCCAATTTTCAGTTGCTGCTGTTACTGCTGGCGGTATTGATCCACCAAAAGCTAAAGTAGCTGTATTTGTTCCTGCTCCACCTACACTTTGTCTTGCAGTGTTTAAAGGATTTTTTGTTGTCCAAATTGTTCCATTCCAAGATTCAGTTGCTCCTGTAACAGCTCCTGGACCATCCTGTATTCCTCCAAAACATAAAGCAGCTGTGTTATTACTTCCGCTTCCTCCTGGTAAAATTCTTAATGTGTTTAAATCATTTAATTCTGTCCAACTTGTACCATTCCAAGACTCTGTTGCACCTGTAGTAGCTGGTATTGTTGTTCCAGCAAAAGCCAAAGCAGCTGTGTTTGTACCTGCGCCTGCTAGATAATATCTTGCAGTATTTAAATCGTTAACTTCAGTCCAACTTGTTCCATTCCAACTTTCTGTGTTTCCATAAACTACAAAAGGTGGAAATTGACCACCCCCAAATGAAAGTGCCGCTGTGTTTGTTGCACCACAACCTGCTCCTACATATCTAGCAGTGTTTAAATCATTTAGTTCTGTCCAAGTTGTTCCATTATAAGATTCTGTTTGTCCACCACCTGTTAAAGGAGGTACAGGAGAACCACCAAAAACTAATGCCGCTGTTTGAGTTCCTGCAGTTCCATCCACAGATCTAGCTGTATTTAAATTTCCACCAGTAGTCCACGCTCCAAGTTGAGGTGCAACTTCATTATATCTAAATCTTCCTGAAATACTGTTATACCAAACTTGACCTATAATAGGATTAGCTGGATCTCCAGCAAAGTTTTGTACTGCTGTTCCTAGGATTTCTTTATATGTAGCCATGATTATTTATTCTGTAATAACCAGCCTTGTGTGTTGTCTGTGAATACTAGAGTAAAACCAGCTCTTTCAACTGCTACTATTAAATCTTCTGCTACTCCTTGAATATTTTTTCCGTTTCTTGCTACTGTAAAATTATTAGTGTCAAATGTTCCAGCATAATCTATGAATGATACGAAATCTCCAAGTGTTGGTGATGCTGGAAGTGTTGCTGTGATTGCAGCTGAAGATGTGTTTACAAAATATCCTTCTTTTGCAGTAACAGTAAAGCTTGTAGTTGTAACTGCTTGCCAAGCTGCACCACCTGATACAGTTGCAAAAGATAATGCACCTGAACCATCAGTAGTTAATACTTGATTTGCTGTTCCGTCTGCTGTTGGTAATGTAAAACTAATATTAGAAGCAACCGTTGCTCCTGCTCTTAATGCTACATAATTTGAATTATCTGCATCCCCAAATCTAACTTCGTTTCTATTTGGTAATCTGATAGTAGATAAATCATTGCCTATATCAGTAGGATTTGTTCCATCTAAATAAATTATTTTATGACTTTTATCAGTTGCATCCCAAATAACAGAAGATCCTCCAACTTGATTTAATGCTACTGTGAAAGCTCCTGATGTTGCATTATCAACAATGTAAGTTTTTTCAATTCCAGTTTCAATAAATATTGTACAGTTTGCAGTAATTGTTCCTGTAAATTTTAAAATAGCATTTCTTGCATCTGAAATAGTAGCATTTGTCATTGACAATGTTGTATTAGTAGATGTAAGTGCTATAGATTGAAAACCTGCGATAGCTTGTTGTAGTAAATTTAAATTTGAGTTTGTTTTATCACCCCATGTACCCGAGTTTTCACCCGTTACCATTAACTCAAGTTTAAGGTCTGTAGAATAACTAGATGCCATATAAATTCCTTTTAAATATTATGTATAATAGCTAATTTTAGTTTGATTAAGCTGCTATGTCAACAACCGCCCAGTTATTAGTTACCCCTATATCTACAACTGCCCAAGCACTTACAAATAAACGGCCTGTAGAAGTTGTCATATTTACGCCAGTTAATGTAACAGACCCATCAATAGTAAATGTTACAGTTCCTGTAGTAGTTACAACACTAGAGCCTGTTAAAATAACAGTAGCTACATCTCCACTAGCTGTACCTGTAGTTACGTTTAATAAATTTGTAGTTAAATTAACTGTAGCATTACCACTTAATACTTCATCACCTATTAATATATTAGCTTGATTACCTGTTACTTCAAATGAAGCTCCAGCATCTGCAGTAATAGTTCCAGCTGAAGAATTCATAGAATCTCCAACTACTATTTCAGATGTATTACCATCTGCAGTAATTGAGTAAGCTCCAATGGTTGTATTTAAAATATCTAATGCTGTTAATACAACATCAGCATTACCTAAACCACTTTCATCTCCTAAACTTATTTGTAATAAATTTGTAGATAAAGTTAAATTAGAATCTCCAGTAATAGAAACTGTATTAACTGTAGAATTTAATTGTTCTCCAGTTATTGAAACATTATTATCTATTTGAATTGAAACAGAACTTGTAGTAGTCCCGAGAGCCGTGGTTATATAACCAACCCCCCAAGCATTAGCACCCCAAGTGCCTTGACCCCACGCTTCAAATGTTACTGTAGCGTCTTCGTTGCCTTCTCCCCAGTATCCTATACCGTAAACGCCTGAACCCCAGGGAGCCGACATAAATTCTCCTTAAGCTATTCTTAAGATAGCTGCTGCAGATGTAAATGCTGGGAATTGAATTGTAAATGTTCCAGATGTTGCAGTTTTATCACTACCAAAATCTAATACACATACTGATTTGTTAGAAGCTGATGTATTATAAATTAAAGCTCCTCTTGCAGTAAGTGTTACTCCTGTAAAAGATAAATCTGCGAAATCTACGATTGCTACTGAACCATCTAGTGATACTTGTTGAGAAGCTAGTACTCCTCCACCTGCAGAATACTGTCCAGTATTTCCAACTTCATCACTTGATGAGTATACTGTTGTAGTAGCGTTTAGTGTAGCTGCTGATGAGTAAAGTGCTAATTTAAAAACTTGTCCCGAACCTGAATCAAAATCGTGAACAGCACCTAAAATCTCTGATTTGAAAGTGTTGCACACTGCTTGTGTTATTGCCATATGTTGTACTCCTTATAGTTGTTATGGGGATGGTGAGTTAATTTTGATACGTAACACTCCATCCTGAAATTCGTCTCTGCGTCTTCTACCTGTTTGTTCTAACGCAAATCCTTGTAATGCTGTATTATACTTGTCTTGATACAGTTTGTACATATCCATCGGACCTTTTAGATACGCAAAAGCCTCCACTAAACATGCATATAATAATAATTCTGGTGCATTTACACTTACGTAAGTTGTTGTATTTGAAGCACTTAAACCATCTGGTGTATAAACATAATCTAAAGTTACTACATAAGCCAAATCTGGAGTAGGAGCTACTTCAATAGCATCTTCTCTAAAAGTTGCATAATATTTTGGGAATCCTGTAGAACCTGCTGCATTATATTCAGTAATAAAAGTATCATCTCTAGGTTCTAGAGCGACTTGAATATTTGAACTATTTGTTGCAACTACAGATCTTACAATTAAAGCTCTTCTGGAAGTAGTGCTTCCTGAAGATCCTGATGAATTTGGTAAAACTAAATATTTATTATTAGCTGTAAATGTAGAAGTAGCATATTCTCTAGAATAGTCTGCATCTGTTTCTCTAAATATTTTAAATTCAGAATCTCTAATAAATCCATTAACAATAGTAGCTGTTAAAACTCCTGAATCTACTTCTGTATAATCTCTAATTTTTTGTACTAATTCTGCGTATGTCATTTTATGTTATATTAATAGTTACATCACCTACATTTGAGTAAGCTGATCTTCTTGAATTAATAATATCTCCACTTATACCTGGTTCCATTCCAATAGCTGTGTATTGTCCAGGCCAAAAATATAAGTCTAATAATACAAGACAACCACCACCAGGCACAGTATCTGATCTAGCATTTTTAAGTCCTTGTGGATCTGCTTTATGATGTCTTGGATCTAATTGAGGATGTTTTGGTTCGTATTCAGTATAATGAACAAAAGAACCATTCCATTCTCTCTTCATTTCCACGTATGGAAATTGCATTCCTGATCTATCAGAAATAGATAATGATCTTTTACCTCTTGCAAATGCCATTAAATTCCATCTCCAAAGTAAGAATAAGGTGAAATATAAGAGCTTGTTCTTTGAGAGTCTTCTTCTAAAGCTCTTTGTAACTCATCCTCATATATTAGTTTTAATCCTTGAACTCTATCTGGAGAAAATTTTTGTCCTAGATAATATGCAAGTCCAGATATCATACATGGTAGAAATCTATAAGGAACGTTTGCTTGATCATTATAATCACCAGCATCTTGAATTCTACTAATGTAATAATACTTTAAATAAATATATTGAGCACAATCTGGTGTTAAATATAAACTGATTTTTGGATTAGTTTGACGATCCACATAGT